AGCGGCGCCACCAAGAGCGCCTTGAGATGCGCCAGGTGCGCCCGCTCCACCAGGTTCACGCCTTCGAGCCACTGGTAGGCCGCCTCCCAGGCACCCTGGCCGTCGTCGCGGAAGTCCCACGCCTCGGCCTCCCGATCCCAGGCGGCCGGCTCGGTCGATCCAGCCCAGGGCGCGCAGTCGTTGCTGGCGCCGGCCTCGATGACGCGCACGGCGCCGTCGTCGGCGACCTCGACCGTGACCTTGACCAGCACCGGCACCTCGAAGACCTTCATGGCGTCACCGCCAGGGCCACGGCCAGGCGCACCAGCTCGATGTCGGCCAAGTACGTCGCCCGCGCATCGCCGGCCTTCTCCTGCTCCTCCGCGTCCTCGTCGCTCTCCCAGTGGTCGAGGAACTGCTCGGCCAGGTCGGCGATCCGCTCCAGCGCCTCCGTCGGGTTCCCGGCCGGCTTGGCCGCCTGGGCCTGGGCGGCCTCGGCGAAGTCCAAATCCGGCACGATCACCACGTCGCCCAGGATCGGCGGCGGGTTCGAGCCTGGCCGGCACTTGGCGTGGTAGTGCACGGTCGCGGCGTTGTTCGCGGGCAGCTGCAGCTTGTGGCCCAGGTCGTTGACGATCATCACGTGCACGCCGTCGATCAGGCTGACGGTGTCCAGGACCTTCGCGCCGATCAGGCCGGCGATCTCGCCCATGGTGTGCACGCGGTCGAGCGCGACGGTCGTGCCGTCGGTTTTCAGTAGTACGCGCATTGCGTTGACTCCTTTGGCAGCGGGATGCTGCTCGGTGCCGCCTCTGACGCGGCACCAGGCAACGGCCTACGGGAACGCCCACCAGGGCGGATCGAGGCAGGGCGTGTCCTCGGGTTCGTCGCACGGCGTGGCCCAATCGTCGCGCGGGCCTTCGCCCTCGATGGCGTCCCAACCGCCCGCCTCGAACTCGTGCAGCTCGCGCGGATCGCCCTGGGCCTGGTCGAGGCCGCAGTGGTCGCGGTAGCTCTTGCAGCACTCAGCGCAGAGCCGGCCGGCGTAGATGCCGAACGAGTAGCGCGGCTCGGCGCCCGGTTCGCCGCAGCGCGTGCAGTCGTCGCAGTCCAGGCACGTCATAGCGGCACCCCCTGGTCCTTGAGCCACGTCTGAATCTGCTCGGCGGTCAGCTCCCACTGGTAGCCCCAGTGCGCCACGTGCGCGGCCTTGAACGCCTGGTAGTGCCGCTCGGCCAGGGCCGGATCGCCGGTGTAGTCGAGCAGGATCGCCAGGGCCAGCTGCGCCGGCCCGCTGCCGCCGTAGCCCCAGTTGAATCCATCCGGCGAATGGTTCCGCAGCTTCAGGGACGCCGCCGGCGACAGCGGCCGGCCGTCGGCGGTGACGGCGACCGGCGCGGCTTCGTTCGCGCCCAGGCGGCGGCCAGCGTACAGGCGGGCCGTCATGGCGCCACCGCCGCGAACGTCACGCCGCGCTGCACGGGTTCGAGCTGCGTCGGATCGGTGTCGCTGCAGCCGTCGGTCGCCCTGGCCGGCATCGCCAGGCCGCTGGCGACCAGGACGAGCAGCGCGACCACGACCAGGACCACGCACACGACCAGGCGCGTCAGGCGCGCCTCGGTGGCACGCCACTCCTTGGCCGCCTGGCTGGCCTTCGCCGCGTCGGTCTGGTCGCGATCCCAGGCACGCGGGCGCGGGCGGTGATCGACCAGGACCGCCTCGACCGGCGCGCCCAGGCAATCGGGCATGCAATCCTCGCCGGCCTCGGCGCCGCAGTACGTGCAGGCCTCCTGCAGCGCCTCGCGCTCGCCGTCCAGGCGGGCCTGGGCGGGGCAACCGTTGCTGCGGCAGTCGTCGTCACACTGGTGCGGGCGGTTCACAGCCACCCCCGCTCGGCCAGGGACAGGTGCCGGCCGCCGCCGACGATGAAGTGGTCCAGCACGCGCACCTCCACCAGCTCCAGCGCCTTGCGCAGCAGCGTGGTGATCTCCCGATCAGCCTGACTGGGTTCGACCACGCCGCTCGGATGGTTGTGCGCGAAGATCACGGCCGCCGCGTTGTGTGCGAGCGCAGCGCGCACGACCTCACGCGGATGGACCGACGCGCCATCGATGGAACCGTGGAACATCTCGTGCCAGGCGATCAGGCGGTGGCGATTGTCGAGCCAGGCGGCGCAGAACCGCTCGGCCTTGGCCTCGCCCAGGCGCAGGCACGCGTAGTCGCCGGCGACGGCCGGCGCGGTGAACGCGGGGCGGTCGTCGCCGGAATGCACGGCAACCAGGTGCGCCAGGGCGGCCGCTACCAGCTCGGCGCCGTGGTCATAATCGGCCGGCGCTTCAGCGCGCACGGCCAGCTTGCGGGAACGTGACATGGGAACCTCCTTTTCGCAGCGGAACGCTGCTCGCAGCCAGGCACGCCTGGCTGCAGGCAAAGCTCAGACTGGAAGCTTGGCCGCCTCCTGCACGGCCGCGATGCCCTCTTCCAGGCCGTTGATCAGGTCGTCCAGCGCATCGATCACGGCCTGGGACGCCTCGCCTTTGGCGCCGGCCTGGAGCGAGTCAGGCAGCGCGTCCAGCGCGTCCTGCTCGTCCTGGCGCAACGCCTCCAGGCCGACGACGTCGATCTGCTGCAGCACCTTGCGCAGCTGCAGCCGCCGTTCGCGGTTCACTCGCCGCCCTCGGTGGGGACGATCACGACGTTGGGCTGGTCGCCGCCGGCGTACCGCTGCGCCAGGCGCTCGGAGCCGCACCAGTGCAGCGCGATCCAGTGGTAGCCACGCCCTGGCGCGCTGGCGCCCATCAGCTGCGCAGCCACCCGGTCGCGTGCCTGGGCGACGTAGCCGTCGCGCCCCAGGGACACGGTGGCGATGGCGCGGCCGATTTCCTCGGCGGAGGCGCGGGGGTTCTTGGCGTCGGCCAGGATGCGCCAGTCCTCGATGTAGCGATCCCACAGCTCGCCGGCGCGCTCGATGGCGCGCTCGATCTCGCGGGCGTGCACGACCTTGCGCAGCACGATGTGCGTGTACTTGCGGTTGGTGCGGCGCGTGAACGTGTCGCCTTCGTAGGTGACCAGGTAGTCCGGTTGTCTTGCCATGTTTGTTTCTCCCAGGCGGCCGAATGCCGCACCGGCCAGAGTAGCGGTCGATTCGACCGCCCGCAAGCCCCTGGGGTTGACGCCGATCCGCATCGCGCTACGCTCACGGCCCCGCCCTTTTCCGACCAGGACGCCGGCCATGTTCCCCACGCTCAGACCCAAGGCGCCCAAGGTGGAGGCGAGCATCGCCGAGCCGGCCGATCCCGGCATCTCGGACCTGGGCAAAATCGTCGGACCGGTTCGCGTGGGCAAGCGCAGGGGCCTGGTCAAAACGCCGCCCATGCTGCGCCCTGGCGTGATCGGCCAAATGGGACCCGGCCGTGGCTGAGACGATCACCCGGCGCCGGCCAGGCAAGCCCGAACCGCCGCAACCGCCTTCGACCCTGGGCGACATGGTGGGACGCTTCCCGGCCCGCCGCCGCAAGATCGTCAAACGCCTGGCCCAGGCCGACGCGACCATCGGTGAGCTGGGCGAGCGCGATCCGGACCGCGAGAGCGCAGCGGAAGACGCGAGCGAGGCCGCATGACTTCCGACCTGGGCAAGCTCGTCGGACCGATCCGCAAGAGCGGCAGCTTTCGCGGCAAGTCCAACCAGCTGGGCTACGGCGGCCGCAGTTCGCAGCTGGCAGCGCGAGGCGTGCCTGGTGGCGTGATCGGTGAGCTGGCGCGCAAAGCCCAGGCCGCACCCGGCCAGGTGAACTACCACGGCGGCCGGTAAGCGCGCCATGCAAACCGACCAGGCCGCCGGCGCCGCGCTCGGCAATCCTGGCGACGATCCCCGAGCTGCTCACGAACCGGCCGACACACGCCGCGATCCACACCAGGGAGGCCACGGCAACTCCCTCATGACCGACGACCTGGTCGCGGAAATCTGCGCCAGGCTCGAAGACACCGAAGACCTGACCGCCATTTGCCGCAGCGATCCGCAGCGATTCCCGCACCGGTCCATCGTGCTGGATTGGGCACAAAAGTTTCCCGACGTTGGCCGACGCATCGCGCACGCCCGAGCTGCTGGCTTCGATGAAATCGCCCGCCGCGCCAGGCTGATCGCACGTGGCGATCGCGAGGCCGGAAGCACCGGCGACACGCAGCGCGACCGCCTGATTGTGGACACCGACTTGAAGTTGCTCGCCAAGTGGGACCCCAAGCGGTACGGGGACTTGTTGAAGCTCGGCGGCCCTGGCGGTGAGGCCCTGGCGCCGCCGGTCGTGAATCAGTTCATCGTCCAACCGGTGATCGCGATGGCGAGGCCGGCCGACGACCAGGACGAGCTGCCGGCCATCGAGCATGCTGGCCCCTGACTGCCAGGTGTGCGGCACCCGGCACTGGCCGCACCAGGCGCACCTGTTCCCGCGCCAGGCAGCAGCTCACCGGCCACAGCCTGGTCTGGCCGTCCTGGTCGCCACCGAACCCGCCCAGGGGCATCCTGGTGGCCCGATCCCGGCGCCAGGATCGCCGTCGAGGCCCTGGATCGAGGCGCCGGTGAGTGACGCGGTGAGTGACGCCAGGCACCGAACCGTCACTCACGCGGCCCCGCCGGCCGTCACTCACGCCGACCAGGCCAGGCCGGCCAGGTCGCCTGGCGCGATCCGCTCGGCCAGGTGGCGCCAGGCACACCCCGAGCTGCACCAGGCGCAGCAGGCCAGGCACCGCCGGCGATCCAGGCCTGGCGATCCAGGTGCGCCGCGATGAGCAGCTCGAGCCGGGTGTGTGTACGTCATCCGGTGCCGGCCGCCAGGGCCGATCAAGGACCGTGCGCGCGCGCCTTGCCCTTCCCTTGCCCCCGGCTTTTCGACCCCCCGGCACCCCCAAACCCGTCCGGATCCGCACGGCCGTAGACTTCGACGATCCCCAATGACACCCACCGCAAAATTTTTCAAAAAAAACCGGAGGCGCATCATGGACACGCACGCAATCGACTGGGCGGTGGCGCGATGGCACGCGGAGGTGGGACACAGGCCGTTGGTGAACGTGCACCGGCGGAGCCTGGACGACACGTGGCGGCAGGTGATCCGGCATTTCGGCGGGGATGCGTTTTCGCTGATCGGGCCGGCGCACGACGAGTTGCTCTCCGCGCTGGAGCCGGCCGAGCGGCGGCAGATGTTCGCCAACGGGCCGAGCGAGTCGGCGCTGGATTTGGCGTTGCGGTTCCATGCGGTGTACGAGCGGCTGGCGCCGGCGTACGGGTATGAAACGCGGCCTGACACGCGGGCGTTCGATGCCGGTTCGAAGAACGGGCGGCTGATGATTGCGGTGTGCGAGGAGCTGCTTGGGCAGTGGCGTGACGCGCAGGGCGGCGCCTGACATGCAGGCCTACGACGAGCGCGTGCAGATCCGCCGGGTGCCGGTGCAGATTCCCGGGCTGTTGATGCCGCTGCTCGACCTGGGGAAGTGGCGCTTCAAGATCATGTACGGCGGGCGCGGCGGCGCGAAGAGCCACTCCGCGGCGCAGGCGCTGATCATGCTGGCCGACCAGAATCCGCTGCGCATCGCCTGCTGCCGCGAGGTGCAGAAGACGCTGGCCGAATCCTCCAAGCAAGTCATCGAGGACTACATCGACCGCATGGGCGTGGCCGACTCGTTCTCGGCCTTGAAGAACGCGATCATCCACCGGCGCACCGGCTCGACCTTCGGCTTCCACGGCCTGCGCGAACACACCGCCAAGTCGATCAAGTCGCTGGAGAACGTGCACATCGCCTGGGTCGAGGAGGCCGACAGCGTGTCCAAGCGGTCCTGGGAGATGCTCATCCCGACGATCCGCCCCGCGCAAAAAGGCGCCGTGTCGGAGATCTGGGGCAGCTTCAACCCCGACAAGGCCGACGACTACGTCTACGACCGCTTCGTGGCGCACACCGACCCCGACGCCCTGGTCATCCCGATCAACTGGCGCGACAACCCGTTCTTCCCGGCGGTGCTGGAGGCCGAGCGGATCAAGATGCGGGCGCTCAACGAGGACCTGTACCAGCACATCTGGGAGGGCAAGTGCCGCACGGAAGTCGGCCTGATGTTCAAGCGCACGATGTTTTCCTGGTACGACCGCCTGCCCGACCGCCTGGCGCTGTACATGGCGTCGGACTACGCGGTCACGCAGGACGGCGGGGATTTCACCGAACACGGCATCTTCGGCCTGGACGAGTCGGGCGAGACGTTCTTAGTGGACTGGTGGTACGGGCAGACCGCGCCGGAGGCCTGGATCGAGGCGGCCGTGCATCTATTGCGCACCTACAAGCCGCTGATGTGGTTCGAGGAGAAAGGCCAGATCCTGCGCGCCCTGGACGCGGCCATCGCGGCGCGCCTGTTCGAACAGGACCCGCCGGTGTGGGTGTACCGCTTCCCGCTGGCTTCGGCCGGCAACAAGGCGGCGCGCGCGATGGGCTTCCTGGCCCGGTGTTCGGCGGGCAAGGTGCACGTGCCGCGCGGCGCGCCCTGGGCCGTGCGCCTGGTCAACCAGCTGTGCGCGTTCACCGGCGAGAAGGGCCGCATCGACGACGGCGTGGACGTGTGTTCGCTGTTCGCCCGTGGTCTTGACGCCACCCGCAATGCGCCGCAGGCTCCGCCCGACGAAAAGCCGCCGTTCAAGCCCTTCACCCGCGCGCACTTCGAGGGCATCTCCGTGGACGAGGCCGAAGAGCGCGAACGCCGCCGGGAGTACTACTCATGACGAACAAAACCGTCCTGCCCACCGTGGTCCCGGCCCTGTCGGCCTGGGCGATCCTGGTCGAGATCAAAAAACCCGGCGAGGCGGTCGACTACTACGCCGAGCCGGTCATTGCCTGGCTCATCGATCCGCGCGGCGGCCCGCCGGTGCCGATGACGGCCAAGGGTCGCGGCACGGTCGTGGCGCCCCTGCTGCGCCCCGACGATTCGGTCAAGCACGGCGACTACGACTACCCCGACTTTTCCGCGTTCCTGCGCCACCAGCGCGGCGGCGCGTGGGAGCAAAGCGCGTCCCGGCCCGACGAAGGCACGCCGCTCGACCCGCTGTCCGGCGAAGCTTTAGTCGCCGCCGGCCCGAACGAAAGCCGGCCCAAGCTTCACTCATGAGCCGCCGCGCGCCGAAGTTTCTGGGTCCCATCAACGTGGCCGCACGCCAGTGGGCGCCGGGAATTTCGGCCGACAATCCCTACGACCGTGTCCACCAGGCCGCGTCCTGGGAGATGTTCGACCGCTCCAACCGCTACTACGAGCAGGCCGCCGCCGAACATGCCCTACATCCGCAGTACGCGTTGGCCCTGCAGGCCTCCGCCGGCGAGCTGCGCGCCGCTGCGGTCTACACGGCCAAGCTGACCGCCAGGAGAGTGGCCCGTGATGCAACCGGTCAACCTGATGTGGGTGCGGTACGTCAAAAGCCACCCGCACCTCGTGCGCGCCGCCAACGACGCTCAGTATGAGCGACCCGGTGCAGCGCATGGCGATGATCCGCGGCCTGACCACCTGGGCCACGGTGTCCGAATCGCTGCGCTACGCCGCCGCGCGCCTGACGGCGCCGCAAGCGCCGCTGCGCTACCTGATGCGCGCGCCCAAAGCGCCGCCGAAGGCGAACGGCTCGCCGCGCCAGCGCCGCCACCCGCAGCGCAAGTGAAGGACTAAGGCAATGGCCGTCTACCAGCAAGGCCCCGACCAAGACACCTCCGTGCTGGAGGCCGGCTTCCGCGCCGCCGACGCCACCGCCACCGCGCGCGACCCGGTCGCCTACGAAAAAGAATGCGAGGACGTCAAGCGGTGGAAGAAGAAGATCGAGGAGGCGCGCAAGTTCGATGAGAACGCGCGCAAGCGGTACGCGATGGACCGCGCCTACGCGCGCGGCGACGGCGGCGGCTACACCGTGATCGTGGACATCGCGCAGAGCTACATCGACGTACTGGGGTCGATCCTGTTCGCCAAGGAACCCGACCTCAACATCCAGCCGGCGCCCTCGACCGACCCGCCGCCCAAGGCCGCGCTGGAAAAGCAGGCGCAGATCCAGTCCGACGCCGCCGTCAAGGCCAAGGCGCAACAAGTCGGGCAGCAGCTCGGGCCGCTCGTCGGCGAGGCGATGTCCACCGGCCAGATGCCGGCGATCATGTCGCAGCTGCAGGGCATGGACCCGGCCATGCTGGAAAAGTCCATCACCGCCGGCGCCGACCCGGCCGCCATCGCCACGCAGATGGCCGCGCCCTACCAGCAGCGCCGCGCCGACGCCAAGCAGATCGCCACCACCGCCGAGCTGACCGTGGTGCACCTGTGGAAGCAGGGCGGCTTGAAGGCCAAGGCCAAGCCGCTGGTCAAATCCGCCCTCACCGTCGCCATCGGCTGGCTCAAAGTCACCTGGCAGGAGCGCAACGCCGGCCAAGACGATCCGACCATGCAGGCCGAGCTGGACACGCTGCAGGAGCGCATGGCGAAGGTGCGCGCGCTGCAGGCGCGCATGGCCGAACCGGGCGGCTCGCCCACGCCCGACGCCGACATCGCCGAGCTGGCGCAGCGCATCGCCGGCCTGGAAGACTCGATCAACGCGATCTCCGCGCGCGGCCTTGCCATTGACTACGTCGAGGCCGAGGACATCCAGTGTTCGACCGACGTGATGGGCATCTGGGCGTACCTGGACTGCTCCTGGATCGCGCACCGCACGTTGATCCCCAAGCCCGACGCGCAGGCCATGTTCGGCGACATCACCGTCGAGGAGTGGGGCAAGGCCGCGCTGTACTACGCGAAAAAGCCGAAGGACCCGACCGAAAAACGCGACGTGGGCCTCCTGGCCGCCGACACGATGACGGCCGAGGACGCCGACCAGTACTCCAAGGGCGGCGCGGCCGACGCGCCGACCATGGGACCCGGGCAAGTGCTGGTGTGGGAGATCTGGAACAAATCCGCCGGCATGATCGTGACCGTGATCGAGGGCATCGAGTGCTACGCGCGCGCGCCGTACAAGCCCGACCCGGTCACCACGCGCTTCTATTCGTTCTTCATGTACCCCATCGGCATCATCAACGGCGAGCGCCACCCGCGCTCACTGATCGCGCGCTCCTGCACGCTGATCGATGAGTACTGCGCGGCGCGCTCGGCCTGGAAGAAGGTGCGCACGCGCGGCATCCCGAAGATGGGCTTCGACATGACGCTGTACGAGGCCACCGAGATCAAGAAGCTCGAGGGCGCCACCGAGCAGGAGTTCGTCGGCTTGAAGCCGCGCAAACCCGGCGCGCCGATCCGCGATGCGGTGGTCGAGATCCGCCACGCCGCCGTCGATGCGCAGCTGTACGACACCGGCCCGATCCGCGCGGAGCTCGAAACGATCTGGGCCGTGCAGGAGGCGCTGTCGTCCTCGATCCACACGGCCAAGACCGCGACCGAGGCCGAGATCCAGGACAAAGGCACGAACGCGCGCACCGGCTTCACGCGCGATGACCTGGACGACATGTTCACCGAGCTGGCGCGCTACACGGTCGAGATCGCGCTGCAGAAACTTTCGCAAGCCGACGTGCGCGAGATCGCCGGCCCCTGGGCGCTGTGGCCCGAGGGCGTCACGCCCGACATGCTGCCGCAGCTGATGAACGTCGAGGTCAAGGCCGGCTCGGCCGGCAAGCCGAACACCTCCGCCCGCCAGCAGGCCTGGGCCACGCTCCTGCCGGTCATCGCCCAGGCGATCACGCAGATCGGCGCGCTGCGCGGATCAACGCCGGCCGAGATCGCCGATTGCCAGGAGGAGCTGGTCATCGAGACGATCAACCGCACCGGCGAGCGCGTGGACGCCGAACGCTTCCTGCCGGATCCGCCGGCCGCCGGCGAGCAACCGCCGCCGCCGCCCGGGCCGCCGCAGCCGCTGGAGGAGCAGGCCTTCACCGGCCAGCAGGTCCAGGCCATGACGGCCGTGCTGACCGACGTGCGCGCCGGCGTGCTGTCGCCGACGTCCGCCGCGCCGATCCTGATGGCCTGCTTCCCGAAGGTCGATCCGCAGCTCATCGCCGCGATGGTCGCCGGCGCGGTGCCGCCACCCGGCACAGCCCCGACCACCGGGGCGAGCAAGTCCGGTGCCAACGGTGGACCGCCCGCCGGCGCGCCCACGCCCACGCCCGCGCCGCCCACTCCCGCCACCGTCCAGTAGGTAAACTCATGCCCGCCGCCGTCAAACCCGCACCCGCCGCCGCCGTTGAAGCTGCCCCCGCACCGACCCCCGCCGAACCGGCGCCCGGTACGCCCGAAGGCGATGCCGCCGCCGTCGCGATGTTCGACGCCGCGATGGCCGCCGATCCGGACCTCACGCCGCTGCCGGAAGGCGAGCCGCCCGACAAAGGCTCGCAGGCGCCGCCGGCGGCCGTCGAAGGCGAAGAGCCGCCGCCCGAAGGGCAAGAGCCGCCGGTCGAGGGCGCCGGCGCGGTCGAGGGCGAACCGCCGGCGCCGAAGGTCGAGGCGGCCAAGCCGGTAGAGCCGGCCAAGGTCGCCGACGCCGACGCCAAGGCGCAGATCGAAAAGGAGATCACCGACCGCGGCCTCAAAGGCGACACGGCCACGCGCTTTCGCGAGCTGTCGCACCAGGTGCGCGAGCTGTCCACGCTGCGCGACGAGGTCGTGCCGGCGCTGCAGGAAACCGCGCGCCTGCACGACCAGTGGCAGCAGATCGTGTCCGAGTCCACCGCCACCGCGCCACAGCTCGAGCAGGCCCTGGCCTACATCCAGTCGGTCAATTCCGGCGACATGAGCCGCCTGGAGGTCGCCGCCAAGGCGATGATGGCCGAGGTCACCTGGGCGTACAAAAAGCTCGGGTGGGAGCTGCCTGGCGTGGTCGATCCGCTCGAAGGCCAGGCCGACCTGCTACAGCAGATCGAGGACGGCGATCTGACGCGCGCCGGCGCGCTGGAGATCGTCAAGACGCGCGTCCAGGCCGCCGCGAACGCCGCCAGGGACAAGCGCACCAACTCCGAGGAGGCCTACGCCGCCGCGCTCGACGCCGTCGGCCCCGCCATCGACACGCTCTCGGCACGCCTGAAGGCGGCGGATCCGAATTTCCTGATCAAGCTGCCGGCGCTCAAGCCGACGGTGGACCTGATCAAGCAGACGCTGCACCCGAGCCAGTGGGCGGTCGCCATCGAACGCGCCTACCGCGCGCTGCCCGAGCCGGCGCGCCCCGCGCCCCGGCCCCGGCCCTCGCCGATGCCGCTGCGCCCGACCGGCGGCACGCAGTCGGCGTCCGTCACCGTGCGCAAGTTCACCAAGGAACAGGTCGATGCCGGCGATCCGTTCGAGATGGGCGTGCGCGAGGCCTCCGGCCGATGAGGAGAACACCATGAGCCTGGGAACCATCCTGCTGATCGTGCTGATTTTGATCCTGATCGGCGCCGTGCCGGCCTGGGGCTGGCATTCCTACGGCTACTACCCGGCCGGCGGCGCGGGCCTGCTGCTGCTGATCGTGCTGATCCTGGTGCTGGCCGGAAAGCTGTGAAGCCGGCCTGGGTCGCCTGTCCGGATTGCGACGAATTCTTCTGCACGATCCACCGCATGCACGCGTGCGATTGCGACTGCCCGCCCATCGAGGAATGGGCGGTGGACCCGTACACCACCGGCGGCCAGGCGTTGACAACGGCGCCGGCAGTGGTATCAAGACCGGCACGACCGACTCGCCGTACCCGGGTGTCGCGCCCCGGCGGTCGCTCCGCGAAGCTGTAGGCCGGACTCGCACCCGGTAGCACTGTACTGAGGCGTCGTGTTCCTCGCGCGGAAAGCTAGAAGCCAGCAGGCTTTTCCTTTCCACTCCCCGCGAGGACACCCCCATGCCCGTCACACCCGCCCAGTTGGCGCTCGGCGCCAATTACCAGATCCAGGCGTACGCCAAGAACGACCCCATCGACCAGTTCACGCAGGACCGGCCCTTCAGCCAGTGGCTGGTGGAGAACATGGAACAGGTCGTGTACGGCAACGGCATCTTCAACGAGAAGGTGCGCTTCACGAACAATTCGAACTACCAGAATTTCACCGGCGACGGCCAGGTCAGCTACAACCGCAAGGACACCGTGCGGCTGGCCGCGTTCTACCACTACGAGGCCCACGACGGCTTCGCGCTCAACGAAACCGAGCTCGCCGACAACGGCATCACGATGACGGACGACAAGACCGCCACGCCGACCGACAGCGAGAAGATCCAGCTGGTGAACAAGCTCAAGGAGGGCTACAGCACCCTGAAAGACGGCTTCCAGGAGCAGTGGGACCTGGAAGTGCATCGCGACGGCACGCAGTCGACCCTGGCCGTTCCCGGCCTCGACGCGCTGATCTCGACCACGCCCACGGTGGGCATCATCGGCGGCATCGACCGTTCGAACGCCGCGAACGCCTACTGGCGCAACTGGGTTTCCGGCCCGATCACGACGGGCCTGGCCGCCAACGTCGGCAACCTGCTGGCGAAGATGGAGGTCGAGTGGCGCCACTGCATCACCTTCGGCAAGCTCGGCCCGCCGAACAAGATCCTCTGCGGCGATGCGTTCCTCGACGCGCTGGCGGCCGACATCCGCGCCCAGGCCGGCACCAACTTCACCGTCACCCAACCGGCCAAGGGCGGCTTCGTCCTGGACGGCGCGCGCTCGCGCGTGTTCTTCAAGGGTGTCGAGGTCGAGTGGGACCCGACCTTCAACCTGCTCGACGCGGCCGGCCCGCCGTCCGTGCCGTGGGCCAAGCGGTGCTACTTCCTGAACAACCGCGCCCTGAAGCTCAAGCCCAACAAGGGCCGCTGGCTGATCAACCGCAAGCCGCCGCGCATGTACGACCGCTACGTCTACTACTTCGGCCTGACGGCCGACTACGGCATCACGGTCATGAAGCCGAATTCCTGCTCGGTCCTGTACATCAACTGATCGGACCGAACGCCGCCGCGCGCGGAAAAGCGCGCTGCGGGAACCACGAACCCTACACTTCAAGAGGAACGCCAACATGGCAAACACCGCAATCCAGACCAACTCGGTCGTGACCCTGAACATCGACGCGGGCGCCGCCGCGACCGGAAACGCCGCCGCGCTCTCCCAGTCCCCGCTGCTCGGCGGCCGCCGCGTCAAGTGGCGCGCATCCAGCGGCTGTCTCGGCGTCAAGCTGCAGTTCGCGCCGCGCGTGGATCCGGCCACGGGCCTGGCGCCGGCCGCCGGCTCGGCCACCTGGACCGACGCCACACTGATCCCGGCCGGCCCGGGCAACGCGCCGCCGGCCGTCGTGACGCTTCTGGCAAGCACCCCGCAAAGCGGCGAGGTGTTCACGGACTATTGGGTCCGCGCCGTGTCCGCCGGAACGGGAACCAACGGCTCGCAATTCGTGCTGGAAGGCATCCAGTAAACCCTCCCTCCGCTACCCACCCAGGTGTCCCATGATCGAACTCGTCAAATTGCGCGTTGACCTCAAGCCGGGATTTTCCGTCCCGCTCGAGGTTCCGGACTACGAGCTGCCCGTGCTGGCCGAATTGCATGGCGAGGACCGCCTCATCGAGGATGAGTCCAAGCCGCGCAAGAAGGTGGCCGACCCGTACCTCGAAGACGCCTGGATGAACATGCTCGGCAAGTACAACACCAAGGACGGCGAGGCCGCGCGCATGCTCGTTTACCGCAACGAGGCCGACTTCCGCCGGCAGACGAAGTTCAAGAAAAGGCCCGTGGACAAGGCAGCGGAGGACGCCGCCGAGGCCGCTTGATCTTTTTGCGCGTCACCTCATCAGGGCCGCTACGGCGGCCCCCTTTTTCCCAGGGAGTGAAGCCGTGGCGCTTGCCCTCAACCCCGACACCGCCGACGACTACGAAACCAAGTCCCTGGCGGACATGCGTTCGCTGGTCTTCGGCTCCCTGGCCTTCATCGACCCGATCACCTACACCGCCGCGCAGCGCACGCGCGGCGAGCTGCGCGCCGACATCCTAGAATCGCTCGGCTTCTCCGATCCGCTCTTGCTGAAGCCCGCGCGCACGCTCAAGCAGATCCGCGACTCGATGTTCAACCGGCTCGGCCTGGCGCTGCCGCTGGCGGCCGGCGTCACCGACACGTTCCACAACATCTTCGCCGACGTGTACACCGCCCTGGGCTACGCCGGCCAGACCGTGCCGCCGCCGGGGGTACAGGCCTTGATCGGCGGCTGGATGGAAGCCGCGCAGCAGGCCCTGTTCGCGCGCATCGAATTCGACCAGGGAACCGAAACGTCCGCCGCGAACAACCGCCTGGGGCGCTGGAACGTGGACAGCGCACCCTGCACGCTCGACGCGACCGCGATCCGCATGCTCGCCATCGCCTACGGCAAGGCCCACGACGGCTCGCCCGACGCCGGCGCCTGGAAGCAAGAGTGCGAGAAGTACCTGGCCGATCTGACGCAGCGCAAGCCGCCGAACCTCGTCGGCCTGCTCAACGCGACCATCGTCGGCTCGCACGCCACCGTGCTGCGCCGCTTCGAGGTCAACACGGCCGTCACCACGGTCACGTTCGGCGCCACGCTCACGCAGAGCGTGCAAGTCCCGACCGGCGCCTGGCGCGCGATCACGGCCGACGCCGACGTGTCGCAGTGCGACGACAACCTGGTCGAGCTGCTCGCCCTGGCGCAGATCAAGGCCAAGATCGGCCACCCCGACGCCAAGGAGGCGCAGGGGCAGTACGAGCAGGCCCTGGCCGACCTGCTGAAGGTTTCGCCGCCGGGGATCGTGGCCGAGGTCAACCAGGCGCTCAAATCCGCGCACGAAACGATCTACCGGCGCTACGTCGTGGGCTTCACCGGCGCCACCGCGCACTCACAGACGGCCGGCACGACCACCGACCGCTTCACGATGGACGGCGACCGTCCCGCGGTCGATGACCAGGCCGTGTTCCTGCTGGCGCTGGCCGGCCTCGAGCAGAAGTACTCGATGGCGAACTACAAGCAGACGCGCGCGGATTTCGAGACGTACATGGACGACCTGTTCCGGCGCTCGCCGCCGTACGCCACGCGCGCGATCAATTCGGCGCTCAAACAGGTCCAGGAGCAGCTCTACCGGCAATACAGCCTGTTCCGCTGCAAGTACTGGTACACCTGGACGCTGCTGGCGGGCCAGCGTTTCTACGGCACGTTCGGCCACGACGCGGCGTCCGCGCTGCCGCCCACGGCGGTGACGGCCGTCATCGGCAAT